GTATTGTCTTGTTTTGTATTGTCTTGTTTTGTATTGTCTTGTTTTGTATTGTCTTGTTTTGTATTGTCTTGTTTTGTATTGTTTTGATTTGTTGTATTAGTTGTAGTTAGTGTATTGACTTGATTTGTTGTATTAGTTGTAGTAGTTTGAAATTGATTTAAAATATTTTTAGCTTGTGATTCTAATAATGATTTATCAATTTCGCCTTTATTTATTTTATGTTCTATTTTTTTAGTAACATTATTTACTAAATTTTGAATTTGATTATTTGGTTTACCAGACATCATAGATGTTAATAATGTTAAGGGGTCGATATTTTGATTTTGTATATCTGCACTTAAATCATTTGCTATATTCATTAATTCATTATTTGACATTAGTGATTTAAAAACATTATCTAATCCGTTTAAGTTGGATGGATTATTAATTAAATTCATAATGTTATTCATACTCATATTATTGTTATTTGTATGTTGTGAATGACTATTATTATTTGTATGTTGTGAATGTCGATTATGTTTTTTCTTTTTATTTTTAGAACTGGTTGGTTCTTGGGAGACCTTTTGTAGATTTTCTATAAAAGATGTTAAATTTTGTCCGAATTCTGTAGTATCAGTTTGTCTACCGAATTTTAAAATAAAACAAGACATATATAAATTATATAAATAAGATACAATGGTTTTTTTTGTATTTTTATTTTCATCTTGAAATACATTGAATTCTAGGATATTATTAAATAAGGTAATATTATTTAAGAAGTTATAATCTGATGATTTGATTTTATGTTTTCCCATAATAATATATGATAGATTATTTTCATATTGTTTTAAAATATTATATGTGGTTTCAGAAAAATTTAAAAGTGTAATATCATCGTTTAATGTGGTACTGAAATCTCTTAATTTATTTATATATTCATTATTGATATAATCAAAGACTAAATCTAATTGTGTAATAAATGATACTAGTGTAGAGAGGATTTCATTTTTAATTAATGGATTTAGGTTTTCATTATTAGATGATAGGTTTTCATTATTAGATGATAGGTTTTTATTATTAGATGATAGGTTTTCATTATTAGATGATTCCATTAGATGTTATTATTTATTTTACAATATAAAATAGATAATAAAGATTGCCGCACAATGATTTTAAATGACTTTTTCTCCTGCTTGGATTAATTTTTGTAAATAAAGCCATATATAAGCTTTTTGTTTATCATTGATATTAGATGATAACCATATATTTTTAACTTTAGAAATTAAAATGAGATGATCAGATGTGAACCCAATATTTTCAAGATTAATATTATCAAAATTTAAAAAAAAATATTCATTGCAATCAAAAATATATTTTTTAAATGGATAAATGCAGTTAATGTATTGTTCGACTACTAGTCTCGGATTACTTCTTCTTATAAATTCTACAGTACTTCTGGAGAGAATGATATCTGAACGGAAATCTATAAAGTTTGTTTCTAAATAATCTAAAAATTGATCTAAAATATCATTAAAAATTTTTATTTGAACAATTTTACTCATATTAAAGTTAATAAATAAAAAAAACTTAATTTTTTACCGATAATATGAAATATTAAAATATTAAAAATTTTTAAATTTTTATTTAATACTTATATCAGACATCAGACATAAATTACATAAAAAAAATTTTTAGTTTTTATTACTATTTCGTTAAATGATAAAAACTAAAATAAATATTTTAATTAATTAATGTCTGATAAAAGTATTAGTATAAAAAAATTGTCATTAAATGAAAAAAATAAATATTTAAATGACATTCGCCATGAGATTAAAAAGAAAAGGTTAATTTTTGATGAAAGCAAGGATAAATTTGGGTTAGATGAGTTTACGCAATTAACAAAGGTAAAAAATACATCGGAAATAAAGGGATATCCTTTTAGAGGAAAAAAAATGAAAATTAAGAATACTCAATTTGGTATTAAAATTGTTCCAATAGAAACTAAATATGAAAAGCATGAGCATCCTTGTAATCTTGAAAATTTAATATTAAAAGAGTTGACTGATAAGTTAGTTAATACAAATATATCGCCTCACATAACATATTATTTAGGGACACAAAAAATAAGTAATAAAAGTAAAGCTTTAAAAATGTTGAATTTAAAACGTTTAGAAGTTGAAGATAAAATTAGAACACATTCAAATATGTTAATATCGGAATATGTAGAAGGTGGTAGTATTGATAATTGGGTATTTGATGTTTATGAAAATGATAAAGAAATATCTGATAATCAATGGAAATCAATAGTTTTTCAGTTAATATATACTATATATATAATTCAGCATTATTATAAAATGATGCATAATGATTTTCATTATGGAAATATATTAATAGATAATTCTATAAAGGCTTCTGGATATTTAGTATACGATATAGATGATAAGCGTTTTTATATAAAGAATACTGGTATAATACCTAAATTATGGGATTTTGAATTTAGTATGGTGTATTCAAATAATATAAAGGATTGTTATGCTAATAAATTTATAATAGGATCATATGAGTATGATAAAAAGTTACATAAAACTATAATAGATGATAATGATAATGATAATGATAGTAATTCGTCTTTAAAAACAGAAGATTTAAATGTTCCATTTAATTATAATGAAATGTATGATGTGCATTATTTTTTGACATCATTGTTAGATTTGTATATTTCGCAAGAATTATTTGATTGGGTAATAGGGCTTTATCCAAGAGAATTAATTCCAGATGAAGAAACTTCATCTAGTGAAAATTCATATACATCATCGGAAACGACGTCGACATCTAATAAAAAATCATTAATTGAAAAGTTATCTAAATTAAGTGTAAATTCAAGTACAACAGAAAGTACAACAGAAAGTACAACAGAAAGTAAAACAGAAAGTACAACGGAAAGTACAACGGAAAGTACAACGGAAAGTAATATGGAAAGTAATAATAGTTCAATATTAGAAACAAAATATTTAAGTAATGGAAGATTGATAAATGGTATAGAATCAATGTTTAAATTACCTAAGCCATTAGATTTAATTAGAAATAATTTTTTTAACGAATTAACTATTAAACCACAAGATTTTAATGAAAAAGATGCTATTTATTTTAAATCTGGGGTATAATGCGCGTATGTATTATATTTTTTTTATTATATAATTATAAAAAAAAATGTCAATGTCTACTAGGATAGATGAGTTACCGGGTGAAATGGAATATTTAAATGATCTATCTCAAATTCAAGATGATATAAATGAAAATCCTCGCCAAATAAATGAAATGGAAGATCAGAATGGATCAAATGTAAAAATGAATATTAAAAAACGTGTACGTTTTAAGGATAATGATAACGGCGATGATGAAAATGAGGAAGAGGAAGAGGAAGATGAAAGTGATTTAATTCAATATTTAAAGTCGCAATTTTCTGAAGAAAATATTTTAATTTTTGTATTATTAATTATTTCATCAAGGTCGGATTTTGATAATTATATGACAAAATTGCCATTTATTAGTAATTATTTATTAGAATCGTCTATTATGACGACTATTTTAAAATCTATTATGTTAATAATTATTTATATATTATTTAAAAGATATATATTATCAAGTATTAAAATGTAGTAACTTTTTTAAAAGTAATAAATAAAGGAATTTAAAAGATTAAATTATAATATATATATATAATTTAATTTATGGAAAGATTATTAGATAATTTTACGGAAATATTTAATAAAGAAATAAAATTACATAAAAAGATAAAAGATGATGATATAAGGTTGATTTATGGTGAATCTAGAAAAAGTTTATATATTATTGATATAAATGATATAATAAATAATAATAATGTGCATATGAACAAGACAGAATTTGTAGATACATTGGTTCCATTTATAAGATTTTCATATTATGGGTATGATTTTAATATATATTCGTATTTAAATTTTAGAACTACGGAAGAAATGAATGAAGATCATCATATAATACAAAATTTTAATGTTTTTTTAAAGAGTAGTACTTATAAAAAGGAATTGTTTATAATAGCTAAATTAAACAAGGTAGGTGAGTTGTATTATATATCATATTATATTAACAATGATGTTTTAGAAGATATTAAAAAAAATAAGAGGAATTATAGGATAAATATGCTTATAGAAATGTTAATAAATGATAAACGTGAAAAAATATATAAAGAAAATAATAAAAATTTATCATTGGTTTTAAATAGAACATATAATTATGAGTTGTTTAGTAATGTATTAAGTGAAGAAGATGATTTATTAAAAAGAGGTATAAAATTATATAATTATCAGATAAATGATATTAATTGGATGAATTGTATTGAAATGAATATTAAAAATGATAGAAATATTATTAAATTTTCGTATTCACCGACATATAATGTATTAAATGATGAATGTTTACTTTATAATTATAGTTTATTTCCAACTGAGTTAATAAATGAAAAATATAAAAACGATGTGACGTTTAGATATTATGGTGGCAATTTAATATCAGAAATGGGGTTAGGTAAGACATTAATTACTTTGTATTATATTTTTAAGAAAAATGATAATATATATAATAATTTTGTGGAATATAGTGATAATTGTAATTATTTTTATAAAAGAGGTAAATTAAAGGGTAAAGTGTGTAAAAATAATTGTGAAATGGATAAGTTATATTGTAAGGAGCATATAAATTCATTATTTATAGATAAGCGTGATATAATTTTAAGGAATTTATCAGAATTTAATCCATTAGATTGTGTTATAAAAAGAAATAATAGGTTATATATAAAGACGAATAGTACATTGATTATTTGTCCAAATCAATTATGTGATCAATGGTTGCAAGAATATTATGATAAATTTAAAAAGTCATATAGAATTGTAATGATAGTAACATATGATCAATATAGAAATGTTACGTTAGCGGATATATTGTTTTCTGATATGATTATAGTATCATATAATTTTTTATTAAATTCTAGATATATTAATAATACGTATAATATAAAAGAAAATGTGATAGAAGAATTTATGGAGGCAAAAACTGAAGAAAAATTAAAAGAGTTATTAAATTCACAAAAGTTTAATATATTTGATTTATTTTATTGGGAAAGAGTTATATGTGATGAGGTACATGAGATAGAAACGATGTTAAAAGGAAATGTATTACATAAATATATTGTATCATTAAAAAGTGATTATAAATGGAATATTACAGGTACACCATTTCCGAATAATTTACAAAGTTTTATAAATTTAATGTCATATAATACGAATTATTTAGAAAAATGTATGATTAATGATACTAATAATTATTCTACGGATAATTTAATAAATATGGGATTAGATGGTAATATAATAGAAAAAAGTAGTATATTATTTAAAAGGGATACAAAACAATCTATAGTAGAAGAATTTTCAGGAAATGATATTTTGGATTATGTTAAGTTATTGGATTTTACAGATCAAGAACGTTCTATATATGATAGTTATTTGGAGGGTTCAAAAAAAAAATATTCTGATTTTTTGATTAGATTATGTTGTCATCCTGAGTTGTCATTGAATACTAGGGATTTAATTAAAAATTGTAAATCATTGGATGAGATACAAAATGTTATGTTAGATTGGAATAAAAGATGTTTAGATGATGAAATGGGTAAGATAAATGTATATAAAAATGATATAGAGTATTATCAAGGTAAAATAGATGTATATACAGATATTCAAGATAATGTTGACATTGATATTGAATTATTTAAAACAAAAGTAACAACATTAAAACGTCAATTAACAATACATAAAAAAAATTATGAAGAATATTCAAGAACATATAATTATCTTAAATCTTGTATAGAATCGTTAATAAATAAAAATGAAACCATGATATGTCCAATTTGTTTAGATGATATAGATGAAGATAATATAACAATTACAAAATGTGGTCATAAATTTTGTTGGGATTGTATATATCAGACGCATAATGTTCAATCATCTTCATATAATAATAATGGGTTAATAAAGTGTCCGAGTTGTAATACATTAATGTCAAATAAGGAAATATATTTATTACATGAAAGGGGTAATAATAATAATAAAACAGATGGTGATTTGGATAAAATTATAAATGATGTTAAATCAACAAAAATAGGGAATATTATATATTTTTTAAAGACTTCACTTCAAAAAAATGATAAAGTTATTTTATTTTCTCAATGGGATGAGTTATTACATAAAATTGGTGATATATTATTAAATAATAATATAAATATTGTATATTGTAATGGTAGTGTATATCAAAGGAAACGAGCAATTACGAGTTTTTATAAAAATTCTAATATAAATGTAATATTGCTTTCATCGAGGAATGCTGCAAGTGGTATTAATTTAACAGTGGCAAACAAGATAATATTATTGGAACCAATATATGGTAATAAGGAATATCGTTATAATATTGAATCACAGGCTATAGGTAGGGCTGATAGGATTGGTCAGAAAAATTCAATAAATGTGTATAGATTTATAATAAAAGATACGATAGAACAAGATATTATAAATAATTTTATAGATGATAATAAGATTAAACAATTACAGATTACATAGTATTATTTTTTAAAATTTGAAACATTATTTTTTTAATATCTAATACTTGTATTGGTTTGATTAAAACGTCATTCATACCGATATTTAAACATTTTTCTTTAACACCCATCATAGAATTTGCTGTAATTGCAATAATTGGTGTTGTAATATTATATTTTCGTAATTGTATTGCGCAAGTATATCCGTCCATGATTGGCATATGTAAATCCATAAGAATTAATATAATATTTTCTTTAATATTAATAATTTTTTCATATGCATCTTTACCGTTATTAAATAATAAAATATTATTGTAACCTATTGAATTAATCATTTTTTGAGTGACTTTTTGGTTAATTAAATTATCGTCAACAATTATAATTATATCATTTTTAAAGTCATCATTTGTTATATATTCGTTAATTTGAAGTTCTTGTATATTATTAATTAAATTATTAGAATTTTGTTTTAAAGAATTGTCAAATGGTATTGTAAAATAAACTAAAGTACCATTATCCCAGTTTGATATTATATCGATAATTCCACCCATGAGATTTACAAGATTTTTACAAATTGATAATCCAAGGCCAGTTCCGCCAAATTGACGTGTAGTTGTAACATCTGCTTGTGTGAATGGTTCAAAAATATTACTTGTATTTTTAATACCTATACCTGTATCTTTGACTTTAAATTTTAAAAAATTATTAATGTTTTCTACTGTAATTGTAATTGATCCAATATCTGTAAATTTTATAGCATTATTAATAAGATTAGTTAATATTTGACGTAATTTAATTTGGTCACTTTTAATATTAATTGGTACATTATTATTGATATATATATTAAAGTATAATTTTTTTTGTTCAATCTGTTGTTTAAATGATAATTTAAGATTATTTAAAAGATCATGTAGATTAAAGTCTAAATATTCTAAAAACATTTTTCCAGATTCGATTTTTGAAAAATCTAATATATTATTAACTATAGATAATAGTATACCAGAGGATTCTATTATAATATTTATGTTTTCTTGTTGATCATTTGTAAGATTTTCGTTTTGTAATAAAGAAGCCATTCCTATAATTCCATTTATAGGTGTTCTAATTTCATGACTCATATTAGCAACAAATAAAGATTTCATATCAGATGCGCGTTCTGCATTTTGTTTAGCCTCAATTAATTTATTTTCTATGTTTTTTTGTATAGTTATATCTTGTATTATACCAGTTATACAATTTGTATTTATATATTTGCATTTTAACAAAATATCTTTAATTGTATTTTCAATTTCTATAGAATAATAGTGTTCAAATGATTGTTTTGTTTGAATGCATTTAGAAAATTCGTTTTGAATCAATATATAATCTGTTATAATATTTGGGTTTATTAATTCTTCAAATGTTATAATTTCTTTTTCAATATTATAAATAGTATTAAATCCTTTTGTGACAAATAATTGGTTTGTATCAATATTATATTTAAAAGAACCTATTTTAGCAATTGTTTCTGCATCAGATAATGTATTTTTTAAATGGGTTATTTTTTGTAAATTTTCAATTTCTATACTTTTATCTTGAATAAATATTAAAATATGATTTTTTATAGAGTTAAGTGTAATTTGTATATTTATTAATGAATTGTCTTTATGTTTTCCTTGAATATTTCTATCTTTACCCATAATATGTAAAGATTTTGTAGTATAATTTTTTATATTATCAAGATGTGTGGTTTTATAATAATCAGGTACTAATATTGAAATATTATTAGATATTAGTTCTTCTATGTTGTAACCAAATATATTTTGAGATTTTTTATTACAATATACTATATTACCATTTTTGTTTACTATAATAACACCATAGTATATATTATCTAATATTTTATAATTTAATTGTTTAATTTTTTTGTTATAAAACCATTTAAATAATTTAAACATTATTATATAGATATATTATTATTATTTATTAAATAAAAAAATGATTAATTTTGATATAATTATATTAAATAAAATGAATAATAGTGAATTAAAATTATATATATTAAATAAGATAGAGGAAATAAATGATAATTCTTTTATATTAGAAAAGGATATAGAAATATTAATAGAGAATTGTTATAAAATAAATAATAAGTTAAAAAATACATATTTTGATAATATATTATATGATATAGAATTACAATATAAATATGATGAATTTTATTTATTAAGGAATATTGATAAAATAAAATTGATATTGGATAGTTGTAGTTTTTAGTGTAAATAAATTAATATATATTAAGTTATTTTATATATATTTATTTATTTATATTAAATATATAAAATGTTAAATACATATCAAGATAAAGAAGTGCAAACTGAAAATAATATTATTGATAATATAAATAAAGATTTTAAGACTCATTTAGAATTTGCAGGTCAGACTTATTTTGAACATTTTGTGGATGCAATGAATTATAGTGGTAAATCTTTAAAGGCTAGTTTATGTTTTTTTATTCATGCTTTAATACCTGATACATTTACACAATCTGGGTCACAATGTATACATGAATTAAGTGAAATAATAAAAGAAAAGTATAAAGTAAGGATCGGACAATTAAGGTAATTGTATAAAAAAGTGTTTTCTAAATTTTTTGATTTCGCGGTCTTTAATTATATTAGAGGTAATCTTTTCAAAATTATTTCCTGATAATCGTTGGGTAATGTAGTACATTGCGTAAACACCGCATTCTGAATTACCATATTGGTGTTTAATATTATTTATTTTAATATTGTATTTATGTTTAAATAATTTTGAAATTTTATTTATAAATTCTTGTATATTTGTATTTGGTTTATCACCTACAGAATCATAATATTCTATTGTTTTAGATTTATTGTCAATTAAAAAAGAAACCCAATGACTTCCTGATTCTGTATGTTCATCTAAATTGAATATTATACCGATAGTGTGGTATTTGTATAATTCGGACCATTTAACTTTGATTATTTTATAAAAATCGCTAGGAAGTGCGCCTAAAAATTTAAAAGATTTATAGACTTCTTGATATTGTTGTAAAACGGCATTAATATCTTTTGTATTTAACCATTGATTGAAATTTTTATTCATTTTAGGTTTAAATGTGAAATATTTAATTTTTTCTCTTAAATTTAAGTCGTCTATTTGTTTAATAAAATCTAAATCTATCCAACAACTTTCATATTTACAAATTGGTTCAAGTCTATTGTATATAGATTTCCATAATTGTGATTTAGATTTATTTTCTAAACGTATTATATTTAAATTAGGACAGTTAGATTTTTTACAAGTTTTATTGTGTTTGATATATATATTGAATGCATTAGCTATTTCTTTTAATTCATTTAATGTAAAACATGTCCAATGGGTTCTTGCTGATATATTTGGGGCACAAGTATTTTTATTAACCATTCTATATATATAATTTAAATAAAATTTAATTTAATTTTAATAAAAATTGAATTTAAAAATTACAGATTTTTATAAATATATAAAAATGCCAAATTACAATGAAATTTTTATGACTCAATTTATTCAAACATTAGCTCAATTATCAGCTGGTGTTGTTACAGCAGTATTTGCTGTTCCAGTTTATTCTTATTATGTAAAAGGAAACTTGTTTAGAGAATATAATGAATACAATGAAGAAATTAACGATATTAATAAAGATAAATCAAGTAATGTTAATAATGATGATAGATCAAGTGATACTGACGTTGAAGATAATGACGAAACAGAACAAGAAGAAGAGTTGTAATTAAATTTAGATATTTATATATATTTTTTTTATATATATATATATATATATATAATGGATCAAAAAATGATGATAATGTTAATAATTGGGGTATGTTGTTGTATTTTGATTAGTATTGGTGGTGGAGTAGGAATTTATTTTGCAACAAAAAAGGAAGAAACAACAAAAGAGGAAAAAAAAAGTGGTACACCTGCTGCTACATTGGTCTTTAAAAAATCATTAGAAACTAACAAGTATGGTGGTCAAGGAGGAAATCCTGGTGTACTTTTATGTCCTCAAGGTGCTTTTATAAATGAGGTTTATGGTCGTTCTGCTCAATTTGTAATTGATAGCATTGGCATTAAATGTAGTGATGGGAAAACATTAGAACCATTAGGTGGTAGTGGTGGTGTACCATTTTCTATTACATCAAAGGATGGATTTAATAAAATGAATGTAAAAACTGGAGCTTTAGTTGACAATATAGAGTTGTATTCTAAAAATAATAAAATTGGGTCAGCTGGTGGTCCTGGTGGTGAAGGTCCTCATTTACTTGATTGTAATGATGGAAAATTAATGGGTTTAAATTTAAGATCTGGAGGGTTAGTTGATAATATAGGTGTAATATGCGGAAAAGAACAATAAATATAAAGATTTAAGTATTCCATTGATCATTTGTGCACGAATATGCATGGAAAATGAAATTGATTTTAAATATAATTTAGTAAAAGATATATTAAATTTCGTTCAAAATTTTGATTTAAAAACAATAAATATTATAAATTTATAAGAAATCATGGATAAAAAGGTAGCGCTTATCACGGGAGTTGGAGGACAAGACGGAAGTTTTTTAGCAGAATTATTATTAGAAAAAGGATATATTGTACATGGTGTTATTAGACGTTCTGCAACGTTTAATACTCAAAATATTGATCATATTTTTGATAAACTTCATCTACATCATGGTGATGTTACAGACAGTATGAATATTTTTAATATTATATCAAAAGTTAGACCGTGTGAAATTTACAATCTCTGCGCCATGTCACATGTGAAAGTGAGTCATGATATTGAGAATTATACTTTTCAAACAAATACACTAGGAGTGCTTAATATCTTGCAAAGTGTTAGGAATTTAGGAATGGAAAAAACATGTAAGATATATCAGGCATCAACTAGTGAAATTTTCGGCAATATTACAGATGGTAGTTTTAAATTAAATGAAGATTCTCCTCAAAATCCGTGTTCAGTGTATGCTATATCAAAATATGCGGCTCAACAATTATGTAATATGTATCGTGATGCGTATGGGATGTTTGTTGTAAATTCTTTACTTTTCAACCATGAAAGTGTACGTAGAGGTGGAACTTTTGTTACAAAAAAGATTACTAATTACGTTGGAAAATATTATAAAAATAATCTAATTAAGCCTTTACAATTAGGTAATTTAAATGCTAGACGTGATTGGTCTCATGCAAAAGACATGTGTTATGGAATATTCTTAATGCTTCAGCAAGAAAAACCAAAAAATTATGTTTTATCTAATGATACAACTCATTCAGTTCGTGAATTTGTTGAATTAGCATTTAAAGAAATTGGTGTTGAAATTGTGTGGCGAGGATCTGGTGTAGATGAAATAGGTATTAAAAAAGGAACTGAAAATGATGTAGAACCACAAGTAATTGTAAAAGTTAATCCAAAATATTATCGTGATATTGATATAGAATGTTTAATAGGAGATTCTTCAAGAGCAAGAAATGAATTAAAATGGTTACCAAAATACAGTTTTAGAGATTTAGTAAAAGAAATGGTTCAATCAAGTTTAAATTAAAGTTTAAAGAATTAGATTAATTCGTTAAATATAATTTTTTTAAAAATAATTATATTTATAATAATGGAAAATATCTATTGTATTTGTTGTAATAATGTTATGGATTATTTTTTAATATTATCGGAAACGAATAGTATAAATGTTTGTAATAATTGTTTTCATTTGCAGAAGTCGGAAATGTTGATTAATGATTTTAGGAAATTGGTACATTATGATGAAGTGAAATATATGAAATTTATATTAAAGATTATTAATAGATATAAAAATAATTATAAAATAAATATTTTAAATATTAATGATAATGATACAAATTTGTTAGATACATTGTTAACGAATATGATAAATATTATAGGAATACCAAAGACATATATAAAAACGGTATCTTTATCGTTAAATTTTAAACCTAGTTATTTTTCTAAACATAAATGTTATAGGGATACATTATGTGAGCGTAGTATTGAATATTTAAAGACTGATTATAATTCGTTTGATATAATAATTTTGAATACAACATTGTTAACAACTGGGAATCCTAATGAAATTTTAACAATGTGTAAGGACTTGTGTGATTTAAATACAAATATATTTGTAATAAATTATCATTCAATGAATCCGATAGATTATTTAGTAATAGATAAATTTGCAAAAAATTTATTTACTACGAATTCTTTAAAACGTTTATGTACAAATAATGGGTTTGAATTAGATGATGTACAGACTGATAATGATAATAATAATAATTATATATTTTATAAAATAAGTGTTGGTAAACGAGATAAAGTATCGCAAAATATAGTTTCATTATTGTATGATGAAATGAATATAAATGTATATAATATTGAGGAATATTATAGGACTAATAAGGAATGGTATAATATATTGTATGAAACTAATAAAATATTAGATAGATACAAGTTAAATAAATATGAGATTATATATATATCACGATGTAAGTGTTGTGAAGGAGATAATTTTTTGTATAATAATAATAAAATTAATTATAAAATTAATGATGTAATAAAATTACATGAAATTATAATTAAAAATATAAATAAAAATATAAATAAAAATAAAAAGTTTATGTTTATTATATTTAATTTAGATGAATATGATTTAAAAAATATTTTATCGAAAATAAAGATTAATGATATGAAATATTTAATATATGATATAAAAAATTTAATAACTCATCCAATTAATGTCAGTGATTAAAGTTTAAAATAAATATTTTAATTCAAAATTAAATATAAGTATGATACATTTGCCAGTAGAAATATGGTTTGTTATATTGAAAGATATATCATTACTAGACTTGAGTAAATTAATGTGTGTGAATCGTTATTTATACAAGTTAATTAGTTGTAATAAATGGAAGTTTATAGATAATTTAGATAATGAATCGTGTAATTTAATACCAAAGACAAGGGAGACATTTGAGAATTTTAAATTAGTTGTAGATTGGGTTGGTATATTATTAGAAAATAAGTCTAATAAAAATTATATACCTGATTATGTAATTGAATGGATTGATGATAGAGAAATATTAAAATATATGTGTATTTATCAAAGTTTTTCTGAATTGATAATTAGAAAAATGTTTGAAAAGATAAATTGGAAATTATTATTACTTTATCAGTATAAAATACCATTAGATTTGATATATTATATAGTAGAAACATATGATTTATTGGATGAAGATTGGAATTTGATTTGGTTAAATGAAAATTTAGATTTAAATTTTATTACAAAATATATAAACAAGGTTCGGTGGCACGTGATATCTTCGAATAAGGAAATAATATCGATTGATTTAATAAAGAAATATGGAGACAGGTTAATTATACATGAATTGACTAAACATGGTATAAATGAAAGGATAGTTACACATTATTTATCAAAAATGGATATGATATGTTGGACAAATGTATCACAATTTACAAAATTATCTATGGAATTTATAAGGCTACATATAGATAAATTAAATTTGCAATTTATATTAAATTATCAAGCGATAGATGAATGTTTTTTGGAAGAGTTAGTAGAAAATGTTAGTGATTTTGATAAGCCGATGTTTTTTCAATCAGTAGCGTTAAATCAAAAATTATCCAAGAATTTTATATTAAAATACAAGGGTGATTTATGTATAAAAAATTTAATTAGAAATAAAAAGGTATTAAGAAATGATATTTTCATTACTTTTTAAAAAAGTAACATCAAAACTATTACTTTTTAATGTAACGTAACAAAACTAATTTAAAAATAATTTCTATTACATATTATAATGAAAATTTTAGTTACAGGTGCGTATGGATTAGTTGGAAAATCTTTTCAAAAAATTGTTAAAAACAGTGGTAATGTACAAGATGAATTTTTTTTTTTATCAAGGGTGGATTGTGATTTAAGAAATACAGAAGATGTTTATAACACATTTGAAACGATTAAACCAGATGTGGTTATTCATTTAGCTAGTTGTGTAGGAGGAGTATATGAAAATATGATAAATAATTACAATTATTTCTTAGATAATACTAGATTAAACTTAAATATAGTAGATGCATGTAATAAATTTGGGGTTAAAAGATTGATTAATATTTTATCAACGTGTATTTTTCCTGATAAGGGTATTGTTTATCCATTGACAAGTGATCAATTACATAATGGATTGCCACATGATTCTAATATAGGTTATGCATATTCGAAAAGAATTTTACATTTAGCATCAAAATTATTAACAAAAAAATCTAGAAATTTTCAAGTTATAAATTTAACACCTACTAATTTGTATGGTTGTGATGACAACTATAATTTAGAATCATCACATGTTATACCTGGATTAATACACAAAATGTATAACTGTAAAAATGAAAATATTCCGTTAAAAATTAATGGATCCGGAGCTTCTATGAGACAATTTGTATATGTAGATGATTTATGTAGAATTATTTATAGATTTATTTATTTAGAAGTTTCTGATGATAATATATCGGTCGTAGTTAGTCCACCGGTAGAGGATGAGATATTTATAAGTGAATTAGTAAATGAAATATGTAAGTGTTTTGATTATTATAATTTTTATTATGATAGTACTTTTTCAGATGGTCAATTAAAAAAAACAGCAAGTTGTGATGAATTATTGAGATATTTACCTGATTTTAAATTTACGTCATTAGAAATTGGATTAAAAGAAACAGTGGAGTTTTTTGTTAAAAATTACTATTCTGTTAGAAAATGAAAGTAACTAAAAAGTAATGTAATTGCAAGGTAAATATGTATTGTTTTTAATATATTCTAATATAATATTTACAGTTTGTATTAATTGTGGTTGATTTACACCAAGACCAATAGTACAATAAAATGTTAAACTATATTTTTTTACATTATTTATTCTTAGTGATTTATAATCTATATTTAAAGCTATTATACCATTATATTTTAAATTATCATTGTATATAATTTGGTTAGAATATTCTGTATATTTATTTAATATTTCGTGTTTGTTTGTGTTTTTATGATTGTTATTATTTATAAAAAATGATAAAATAGTGTATCGAATGTCGTTGTTATTATATAATAAAAATTTTTTTATATTGTTTATTTCATTGGGTTTATGAGAAATACAGAAAACGATATAATGTGAGTGTGTTTTATAGACGAGCATTTTAAATTCAGAATACATGAATGATAAATAAAAATCTTCAAAATTATTAAATTTTATATGAAAAATGATAATATTATCAGAAACAAAAAAAAGGGAATTGGTATTTTGTTCTTTTAGTATAGTAAAATTATTTTGTGTGTTTTGTTTTATTTGTAAAAGTTTTAATGAGTGTTTGTAATTTTCTTCGAAACAATATAAATAAAAATTTAAAAGATCTAAGCGGAAAATATAGTCGTCAGTTTTGTCTATTTCAAAAGATCTATATGTATCTTTAAAAAATTTAAATAAATCTGATTTTAATATTTTACGAAATTTGTCGGGTAATCGTGTAGAGTTTTTAAGACCGTAATAATTAATCATACTTAATATTAGAATATATTAAAATAAATTGAATTTTAACACAATTCCAATTATTTTAATTGGATTATTAAATGGATTTTAGTTATATATTTAGTTTATTATCATTGGGTTTTTATAGTATAGTATATTTACCTCAATTTGTGTTGATATATAAAAATAAATCGTCGAAAGGTATTTCTATATGGACCTTAATTTTATGGACTCAAGCGGATGCGTTAAGTTTATTTGGGACAATATTATTACATTTACCTATTACTTTTGCACTTATGAGTTGGTATCATTTTGTAATAGGTGTAACGATGATTATTTTTGTAGTGTTTTATGGAGAGCAACTTTGTAAGTTAGAAATATATGGATCTGGTGTATTTATATTATTAAATATTTTAATAGGTGTTGTATTAAGTTATACTATAAAAGATTTAAATAATGATGTTGGGGGTGTTATTTCATGGATAACAATGTCTTTGTATATAATTGGTAGATTTCCTCAAATTTATGAAAATTGGAATACAAAAACAACAGAGGGATTATCAATATTGATGTATATTTTTACAATTTTAGGAAATTTATTTTATATAGGTGTAATATTTTCTAGTCCAGAATACTTAGATAAAAATATTCCTTGGTTAATTTCATCTATTTTCTCTATTTTATTAGATATTATTATTATTTCACAGCATTATTATTATAAAAACTTAAATATTAATGAGAAAAATAAATTATTAAATTGTGTAAACGTGTAAATCTGAAAACGCGTTTGCGCGTTTTATTTTTATTTTATAAAAAAGATTTTAATTTATAAAATAAAAATATATAGATATTGTATAATAAATGTCTGAATATAACGAAAATGCTTATTATTATAAACAACAGGTTGTTATAAGGGATACAACTGGTGCTGGTTCTACAAGTGGTGGTTTAGTTGTATTGGGTGGTATATCTGGTAAGGATACATATATTACTGGTCATGTTTCGGTTAATAATGTTAAAATTACACCTAATAGAAATGATATAATTTTTGAACAACAAGCAACCCTTAGTATAACTGAAAATTTTACTAATATTACAGATTTTTATTTTGATGATTCTGTTGCAAATTCGTTTAAAGCAACTATAAATGTAACTGTTAGTGGTGGAATTTCTAAATATGCTTTATGGGAAATAAATGGTGTATATAAGCCAGCAGGATGGGTTATTACATCATCTTTTGCTGGAGATCAAACTGGTATTAATTTTAAAATAATTAACGTAGATGGGCGCGGTCAAATTCAATATACTAATTCTAATGTTAATGGAACGACTACAACTATTAGATATAGAGCTAATACTACTGCACCTCCTGGTAGTACTCCATTAGGAAGTGATTCGAGTATTATTAATAATACAAGTGGACCCTATATAGCAAATAGACTTTTATATTCAAATTCTACAGATACTATTGCTAACACTGACTTGGTATATACATCTAATGTTTTTACAATTGGTGGTACATCGAGGATTTTAGCTCAAAATGCAAATAGTTTTACCAATTTTTCAAATGGTGGAGGAATTACAAGTATGGGTGATGCGTCTGTTGCTAAAAAAATGATAGTGGGTGAAAAAGTTGGTATTGTTACAACAGCTCCACAATTTCACTTAGATGTAACAGGAGATATTAATTTTACAGGAAACTTTTACAAAAATGGAAGTTTATACAGTGGATCATCAATTTGGGATACTAATGCAAACAATGAAATATTTACTACTCAAAATTTAGGTATAGGTACATCTGACCCAACTTATAAATTAGATGTTTCTGGTGGATTAAGAGTAACAGAAGCTGTTACTGCTGGAGCATTATATGTAACAAATGAACTTGCGACAAATATTTCTAGTGCTACTATGAATTTGTCGACTGGATTAACTTCTGGATCAGCTAAAATTACAGATATTTCTAATACAAATGCATCTATTGGTACTTTAAATGTTACTGCTTTAACTGCTGGAAATATTAATTTTACAGGAACTTTATACGAAAATGGAACTCCTTATGTAAATTCACAATGGACAACTGGTACAGGTGGTAATTTATCTTATACAAATGGAAATGTTGGTATTAATACAACAGCCCCACTATCAACATTAGATGTTAGGGGAACAATAAATGTGTCAAGTGGATTAACAGCTGCAAATTTAAATGTATCTGGAGCAACAGTAATTGCTAATGTTACTACTGGAACGATATCAGCATCAACAATTAATTCAAGTCTTATTGCAGCAAGTACTATGACAGGTGGGACTTTAAGTTTATCAGGTGATCTTTTTGTAGCTGGTAGTTTAACTGCTGTTAATATTACAACAACAAATTTAATGGATACAAATATTACTGCAGGGGTTGCAAAAATAACAGATGCAAATATTACAACAGCTACAGTTGCAACTTTATTAAATACTAATACTATTTCAACAAATGTAAGTAGTGCTACACTAACGCTTTCAACTGGTCTTACATCTTCAACTGCACAAATTACTAACCAAAGTTCAACAAATATAAGTAGCGCAACGTTAAATGTTTCTACCGGAATTACATCATCTAGTTTACAAGCAACAAATGCTAACGTAACTACAAGTACTATCGCCACTTTATTAAATACAAACACTGTTTCAACAAATGTCAGTGCTGGTACGATAAATCTTTCAACTGGACTTACTTCAGCTAGTATACAAGCAACAAATGCAAATGTCACAAATCTAACGGTTGCGACTTTATTAACGACAAATCAAAATTCAACAAATGTAAGTAGTGCTACACTTAATTTATCAACTGGACTTACTTCTGCTAGTGCTCAAATTACAAACCAAAATTCAACAAATATAAGTAGTGCTACAATGTCGCTGTCCACTGGACTTACTTCCGCTAGTGCTCAAATAACAAATGCCGCTGTTACAACTGCTACTATAGCTACTCTTTTAAATACAAACGCTGTTTCTACAAATGTTAGTGCTGCTACGCTTACACTTTCAACTGGTTTAACAACTGCTAGTGCTCAAATTACTAATGAGAATGTTACAACTTCAACAATTGGTACAGCTCGTGTAACAACTAGTTTATTAGCTACAGGAACTTCAAATACTATAGGTAATATCTTTACAACTGGAGGAAATGTAGGTATTGGTGTGGTTAATCCTAGTTTAGCATTAGAAGTTAGTGGTAGAAGTGTGATGAAAAATGCTGGAACAGGAACGAGTGGTGCGCTTTATTTAGATGACAGTAACAAAGGTATTCAATATTCTGGTAATAACGAAAGTGTTAATAGTTATTTTGAAGGATCTTTTCCTACAGATGGTATTGCTGTATTTGGGTTTTCAGATGGTGCATTAGGTACGAGACGAGGAGGTAACAAAACTGCTTTAGTATGGAATAGTACAGGAAATGTAGGTATTGGTACAACTGCTCCAGGAAATACCCTTGATGTATCTGGTACTATTCGTGCAAGCACGTCAATTACAACAGGTGCAGTTTACAGTACAAACATTACATCAACAAATGTAGTTGCAACAAATTCATCATTTGGTACAATTAATGCATCTGGCGCAACTATGGGTGGGTCAGTAGTTCCTTCGGCAAATATTACTTACGACTTGGGATCATCTAGTTTAAGATGGAGAGACCTATATTTATCTGGAAATACTATTCATTTAGGTGAGAAACAATTATCATTAAGTGGAGATACATTTCAATTAGAAAATATTTCTGTTACTAGTACACAAGAAGCTACATCTACAACTTCTGCTGCTTTACTTGTATCTGGAGGTGTTGGTATTCGTGGAAAATTAAGAGTTGCTGGTACTGGATATATTACTAATGCAGAAATTACAAGTGTAACTGCAACAAATATTGCTGTTTCTAATGTAATTGCAAACAATGTCTCTACTGGTACTTTACAAGCACCAAATGGTATTACAGTTGGTAATATTAATTTCACTGGAAGTCTTTATCAAAATGGAGTAGCATATCTTGGTAGTCAATGGACAACTACTTCAGGAAATGTTAGTTATACTACTGGATCAGTTATAGCAACAAATTCACTAACTACAAATGCTAGCGTTGGAGTTTTAATTGCAAGTACGGGTTTAACTTCTGCAAGTGCTCAAATCACAAATGCCGCTGTCACAACTGCTACAGTAGCTACCTTATTAAATACAAATGCTGTTTCAACAAATGTTTCCAGTGGTACGCTAACGCTTTCAACTGGACTTACTTCCGCTAGTGCTCAAATAACAAATGCTAATATCACAACTGCTACAGTAGCTACCTTATTAAATACAAATGCTGTTTCAACAAATGTTTCTAGTGGTACGCTAACGCTTTCCACTGGTTTAACATCTGCCAGTGCTCAAATAACAAATGCCGCTGTTACAACTGCTACAGTAGCTACCTTATTAAATACAAATGCTGTTTCAACAAACTTTAGTGCAGGTACTGTTTCAGCAACAACTATCACTGGAGGTAGTATAAGTTTATCTGGAAATTTAAGTGTTGCCGGTACTCTTACAGTTGT